GCACGAGCTGTGCATTGACCTCTGCGTTACCGCTCACCGCCTGCACGTCGCCGTAAAGGTCTTTGGCGGCAGACAGCACGGCAGCGTCAAGATCCTCACCCTTGCGCACGCGAATGTTCACGGCGTTGGCGAGCAACTTCCCGTCACGAATGGCGCGCTCCTGATTTTCAATCACGCCGTCAGACAGCCCATAGACCAAGTCACCGACTTGGCCCTCGTCCATAAGCTGCGTCTGGATCGCGTCGTTGATCTCAGCAGTCTTGTAGGGCGAAGCGCCGGGGAGCTTGGCCGGGTCGATGATCGCCGCTTCCATAAGACGCCGGCCGGCGCCCATGTCGCCACGGGCGAAAGCATCCATCGCGCCTTCGGTCGTGTCAGGCAAGCCAGCTTCCACAAGCTGCTCATAGATCGCGCGGCGCTGCGTCGGGTCAGGCGTCGAGAACACAAGGCCGGTAACAGCGGCAACGCGTGCGTCTCCGGGAATGTTCTCGTCGTTGAACTTGGTGAGCGTGTTCGCCGCTACCTCTTTTGGCAACATGCGGATCTTGTCAATGCCAAGCTGCGTCTGTGCCGCCGCCGTCGCCGAGAGCGCGGCCTGATAGTCTCCGCTTTCCGCTGCTGCGTCCCACTGCTGCTTTACCGCCGGGAACGTTTGCTGCACATAAGCGACCGGATCTGCTTCGCGCGCCTTGATCGTAGACTGTGCCGCGCCGGCAAGCGTCTCATAGGTCTTCTGCTGCAAGGCCGCGTCATTGCCAGCGCTGGTCGGCTTGGCTTGCTCGACCATGGACTGGATTTCGTCAATGGACATGGTACGCATGTCGAAAGCCTTGCGGCTAACGTCCATGGTAGCAGAGAATTCCTGATACTTTTGCACGCCGTCAGCGCCATATGCACCAACAAAATCCGACATGGACGGAAGACGCCCGTCATACTGCCCGAAGTTCTGGACAGCGGTCGGAGCATTGGCCGATGCAATGTCGATTGCGGCACGGCTTTCGACGCTCAGCTCCTTGCGGCGGCGGTTTGCCGCTTCCGTCACTTTCAACCTGTCTTCCGGCGAAAGGCGTTGGATATAGTCGGGACGTGTGCGACCAACGCCAATCGGTGCGGCAGTGCCCGCCAGGTGATCGTTGATTGCGTCCTTGGCCCACGCCGGAACGCTTTCCGCACCATGAGACGGACCCCACGAGCGGCGCGGGCCTACATCGAAATGCAGCGAGTTATTGTAAACGCCAATGCCGGTAATGCCCATGGACGACGCAACGCGGATCAGCTCCAGCCGTTCATCCTTCGACATGCTGGAAACGTCAAGGTCGATGGCGTTGCCGTCGAGATGCTGCGATCCCTTTGCGCCGCCGGCTGCTGCGTTGCGTTCCTCGCCGCGAAAGCCAGAAACAATCGGCACCGACCGGCCAAAGGCGTTCTGCACCTTCTTGAAGGTCGCCAGCAAATCCGGGTTGACGCCCGTCATGTCGGGGCCTTCGGAACGGCCCGACTGCTGGCTTGTGATGATAGGTAGATCTTCAAGCGTCGAAGCGCCGCCGCTGACGGCACGCGCGATCAGGTCATCGGAATACTTCCCAGATGCAGCCCCGTGTTCTTGCGTCACCAAAGCGCGAAGAAACTTCTGCGCTGATGCCGGGTCGGACAGGTTCAGATCGTCATCAGGGCTAAGGCCCATGCCGCGCGCGATGTTGGCCGCTGCGTCGTAGTTTCCCGGCGTCCAGCCGTTATCGCCTGCAATCAGGTCGTTCGCCGTTGTCTTCCCACCGGAGTATTTCGACATAGCAAGGCGGTAAGCCTCACGCATGCCAGCCTCAGGCGTGACGAACACGGCCTGCGGGTCTCCTTGGTCGGTGTTTTCGGATGGACCGACGACGCCCTTTTCTCGCCCCTGCCCAATGTACTTGATGTTGCCAGGGTTATTGTTGCGCATTCCGGCAGGCAAAGCCGGGTCACCATAGCCCGCAACAGCCTCAGGATCGCTCTCAGCAACGAGCAGGGCGCGCGACAGGTCAGCGGCCTCAAGATAGGCCTGCCGGCGCTTGTCGGCCTCGAATGGCGTAAAGAGACCGGTCGATTCCCCAACCGAGATTGTTGCCTCGATATCGCGGCGGGCAAGGTCTTTCTGCTCGGCGGTCGTCTCAGGGTCAACGTAGACGCGGCGCTGTGCCTCTAGCGCGTCATCCATGCCGACAATCTCAGTCTGCTGCCTAAGTTTATCGCCGCGCGTCAGAATGGCGTCAACAGTTCTCGCTCCAGAACCCTGCGCCTCGATACGGGCAAGTTCTCGAAGTCGCGGGTCGCGAATGACTGAAACAGCTTTGTCTAGAACGCCGTTTACTTTTTCGGGCGCACGCTTCCCATAGGTCGAGTAGTCAGGATCACTGTCAAATTCGCGAGAAACGCGCAACAGCTCCTGCTCTTGATACGCCTTGTACCGGGCGAGATCGACAGCTTTTTCCTGCTGTTTGCGATCCTGCCCCACAGCAGACAAAGACGCGCCAAAGCTGGCGATCCCTTCACCGATTGCCGACGTATCAGCGGCAACGAACTGGCGACCGCTACGAAGCGATGCAGGGCCGGAAAGCTCGTAAGCCTGGGGGAGCTTTGCCATTTAGAAACCTGCTCCCGCTGCGGACTTGACCGCCTGACCAGTCGCCGCGAATACAGACCCGAGCAAGGAAGCCTGCCCGGAGGTGCGGCGGTTCTTGGCCGAGTCGAATAGCCCGCGTTTACGCTGCTCTCCGCCATACATGACAGTCCGAGCGTTAAAGTCGCTCTCGGATGCCGTGCGCGTCATGAGCTTGATGATAGACGCGTCATCAGCCCCGCCACCGGACGCAGCCGCGACAGCCTGCTGACGGGACATGGCAATGCGCCCCTCACGCTTTTTCACCTCGGCGTCACGTTGAGACGCGGCAAATTCTTCACGGCCCTGCGCTTCCATGGCAAGCGCTTCCGACTTTGCCTGGTTATTGGCGGCAATACCTGACGCAAGTGTTCCTGCGGCTCCGATAAGGCCGCCGATCATCTCTAAGCCTGACAAGTGTGGATCTCCTGCCCGTCGATTGTTTCGACGTATTTGAAGCCAATGATTTTCAAAAGACGCTCAGAGGACGGCCACCGCGCATCGCGCACCGTATAGACCTCATCATGCCCGAACTGCTTTGCCATCGCCTTGAGGCGCTTGACCATGTGCATGACGGCGATAGCGTGGCGCGGCTGCGGTTCCTCGACATGGAACCACAGCCAGCACCGACCGTTTCCCCATGCGAGCCCGCCGCAGCCGACCTGCTTGCCGTTCTCAATACCGGCATAGCCAACAGCCGGCAGATCGATCGATAGACCCATTGAACGGACAATATCCGTTGGGTCGAACCGCTCTATCTTCATCCGTTTGTTTCAACTGCATATGTCAGGGCCAGTAGCGAACAAGGCCACGACATTTCAACGCAAACGCGATCATCTAAAGTCCAGCCTGACGGGAACACATGCGGTTCCTCATCAAGCACCGTGTCAACGTTCACGTCCGTAGCCGTCGCCCCGTCCACCAATTCGCGCAGCGGATACATGGTGTTGATGTCGTCGTAGTCCTTGCCGTAGCGAACCCCGGATCGCACATAATCGGTGAAGATCATGCCAAGATGGCTGACCTTCTGCTTTGCCAGCAGCGGCGTCCCGTTCGTCGCGCCATAGGCCAGACGGCCCGACTTGTAACGGCCCTTGTAGGGAAGCCCGACGACATAGTTCGTCACGGCGCTTGGAACAGTGATCTGCCCACCCGATACAGTGAACAGGCGCGGCGATTGCCACGTCCTTCCGCCGTCCGTCGTGCTTTCGTTGATCGGAGCGCCATCGGCCCACACCTTAACGCTCTCACCCTCAAGGTGAGACAGGCCGGTAATCGTGGTCGATGCTGGCGAGTTGGTGCCAGAGACATACGCGTCCATGACATATGCACGAGTGGCCGGTCTGGCCTCAACGTCCGTTGCCATTTTTTCGATATAGCGCACATCAGAACCGTTGATGTTCCGCTTGACCGAGAAGTAAACCGCGTCCTCTCCATCCCCGGGAAGAACCGCAACGCTTTCGAAGTCACCTTCCGTAGTGATGCGGATGAAGGCCGCGACTTCCTGCGAAGGCTCGTACACAACGCATACACACTCGCCGCTGTCCAGAACGACCCAGATCCGGGTATCTGGCCGGCGTTGTATTGCCAACTGCCTTACTCCAGCACTGAACAGCCTGGAGCAAAGGCGGGTGATTTCGTTCGACTGGTAATCGCCGTTCTGACCGATGGCCATTTCAAACAGCGATTTGAACGAGCGGTCGGCAAAGATCACGTTGCTGTCAATGCGCACCGGTGAGATTGCCGCGCTACCGATGGTAGATGATGCCTTGAGCGTCGTGTTCGTCGCGGTCAATGGCTCATCGAGCGAAGATGACCGCGCGACCACTTCTGCCCCGTTCGAGCCAATGACAAGCCGGTGAGCCGATAGCATCCACTGAACATCGTTCACGCCACCAACGGCGATCGTGCGAGACAGCGGAGCGGAGTCTCCCTCAAGTTCCTCATCGAAGGATTCGTAAGCGTCGGAGACGGAACCCCACCACTTATCCTCACCGCCCCAAAACAGCCGACCCTCTGCCAGTGCTACAGCCGTGGGCCATGCCCCGTTATCCGACCACTCGCCCTCTTGCCATATGTCGGTGTAATTCGTGTTCTTGAACGGGCGAAGAACTTCGATGCTGACTTGCGTGCGGCTTGTATAACCAACGACGCGGCAAATGCCATAGCCGCCGCCGCCATCATAGCGGATATCAATCTTTGCCGTGCCGGACGTGTATGACCCCTTAAAGCCAAAGCGATAATAGTAGATCGCGTTGTCGGCGCTATCCTCAACCTTCTTGTCGGCGACGTTCGCAGTCAGGCCAACGGTCACATCACCATAGCCGTTATTCGAATTCTTGAAGCCGAAGGTGGCATCCTCGAATGAACGCTGGAGATAGACGGTTCCGACCCACGTTCCCTCAAGGTCATAGTGCCAGTCACGATCGCTGGTCGCGTCGTTGCTATTCTCGACACCAGTCACCTTGATAGCATCGGTGAACTGATAATCGTCGGACAGATATTGGGTGACGTACTGCCCGTCATGATCGAGGCGGAACAGCGCACCAACGTGGCCGGCATTGAAGAACGGTACATTGGACGTGAGTGTTCCATTGCCCTGCAAGACGCTCGGCTTCAATCGCGTCTTCCCGGTGTTCGGGATCTTGAACGGGCCATCGTTGGTGAGATACTTGACCACGGACCATGAACGGTTTGACCGACGCTCAATCTTGTACGGCTCATCACCCCAGGCGACATAGACCACGTCTGCGGATTGGTCGAAACGGAGCGTGGAGAGGATCAGCGAATCCCATGGCGTCACAAGTTGCATGTCGCCAGCTCCGGCGATCGTGATGCTGTTCACCCTGCGAAGAACGTCAACGTCAGTCTGGAACTCGATCCAGAAATTGCCGGTCGGCGTGAATGCGAGCGAATGATAGCCCTCGCCCAATTCGGTGCGCGAGATATAGCTGTCATCACCGGACGCGTTGCCGCACATGAATGCGACAGGCCCACGATCAACGATGATCTCCAGCGCATGTTCAACGCCCTGATCCGCGCCGGCAACCGTGACCTCTTGGCGGGCTTTGGCAAACGAGCCACGCCCCTGTGCAGTCAGGTTGAGATAGCCGCCGCTGATCGTGGTCGTTGCGCCCTCAGTCGGCGCAAGTGTCCAGCCGGTCGAGGCGGAGAACGTGCCGGACGAAATCGCGGTTGATACAGCGGGACGCGTCACCACAACGTCATTCACCAGAACGCGCATCTGCTGGCTTGTGAACTCCAGAACAGCCGCATCATCTGCGGAGAAAATGAAGTCCTTGATCAGTGCGGAGCCGTCAGCCGTCGTGATGTATTTCGTGCCCGGGCGCAGGAAGCCCTTGCCCGTCACTGTGCCGATGATGTTCTCCTGCTCCTCGGCGGCAAGGCGCATGCGCTCAAGGTCAATGCGCGTCAGGTTGTCAACATCGACAATCCCGACGTTGAAGCCGTGAACGACGGTGCTAATCTTCCCCATCAAAGACCCCGATCGGTGCCGTTGACGTTGCTACGGAACCGAGACTTGACCAACCTCCCGGCGGGGAACCGGCGAACGCGGTCTTCTGATGCATCGATCGACTTGGCATCACGCAACAGCTTTTGATAGAGGCTGAACATATCCGAGCGAGTGCCACGGTCTCCGCTGATCGGCAGGCCGCTTTCATAGGCGAGATAGGCGGCAACAGCCTTGGCAAAAGGCTCTGGCCACATGCCAAGGTTCATGCCGTAGTTTGCATCGGATGAAACATATTGCAGATGGAAGCTTTCGACGTTGGCATAGATGACGCCGTTCTCATCCTTGAACTGCTCAAACTCGTCGTTGAACGTCCCATCAAGCGACAGGCCGGTGACGCGAAGGCAATCGTCAGGCTTGGTAAACCCGTGGTCATAACCGAACAGCGCGGCAATGTCTTCGTCGTAGGTGATCTCGACAGTGCGCGATGCAAAGTTCCATGACGCCTTTGTCAGGACGAACAAAACGGCACTCGTCCACACGTCATCGAGCGTAATCCGTTCAGCGCGGTTTTCCGTCAGCGATGCAAGCCGTTCAGCCCCGAGATGTCTCAGGGCTTCACGGTAAAGGGCGAGCTTGTCGGCCATGGTTATTCCTTAGGCTGCGATTGCGCCGGTCTTCTTGGCATGCTCAATGGCAACGCCAACGGCTTCCGCCTTGGTCTTCATGTTGCGCGCAAGCTCAGTGCCGTCCTTGAGCCGCGTCCGGTAGAGCGTGCGCGGTGTATGATCCACGACATAGCCATCCGGGACTTCAAGGCTGGTGCTGTCCGCTTCGGACGAGACGACAACGTCATCCACCCACTTGCGCAGGAGGCGTGTCTCAACGTAGCCAGTGCCGCGAGCTGTGACGCGAAGCTGGATATCGAAGCCGTTGCCGATCACGTCGATGAGGTCGAACTCTTTCAGCCGGTCGGCATAGTGACGCCAGAAGCCTGGGACTTGCGCGTCGTCAATGGTCACATCTGGCGGCACGACGACGTGGTGCGATGCTCGAATGTAATCTGCCTGGTGGCGCATTGCAGTAGCGTGAAGGATCTTCATAGGTGCCTCTTCTGAGTTGGAACGGTTTAGGGGGCGAGACAAGCCCGCCCCCATCGACCGTGGTGGAGGCAGCACCGCGACCGAGAGCCGCGAGACTGCGTTAGGCGAATGCGGTCGGAGCCGACAGAGTACCGTTGCCATCGGCGTCAACAGTGACCTGGGCCAGAGTGTACAGGCCGTTGGTCGAGTCGATGACGTGCACAATATCGCCGGTCTTCATGCCGAGGCTCGAAGCGTTGGTGATATAGTCGGTATCATCGAAGGCAGTTTCTGCGTCGGTGTGCTTGTAAAGCCAGACGCGACCAGTGCCGCCAACCTGCTGCGCAATGAGCGCCGGGGGGTTGCTAGTGCTATATGCCATGGTCAGTTCTCCTTACGTGGCAACGAACGCCGAGCCGTCGTGAGTGATCTTCACGATGCCGGTGTTCTGGAGGATCTTTGCACCGTGGTAGACAGTCGCACGGGACCACGAGGTGTCCTGCTTCTTGTCGTAGTCGGCCTCGATCTTTTCTTCGCCAACGTTCACCGCATAGCCAATGGCCGAGCGGTGGAACATGTAGCAGATCTCGGAAGCCGTACCGATGCCGGTGACGCGGCTGGATACGATCCAGTTGACGCCGGCCCAACGGAACATCTTACGAGCCGGACCGGAGAACGGCTTCATCTCGACGTATTCACCGTTGGAGAACTCGGTGTTCTGCATCAGGTATCCACGGAAGGCCGGGGAGATGATGGCGAACATGTTGTTCTCATCCTCGACGGGGATGTCAGCGTTGCCCAGGATTGCCTGAGCGCCGAGGACGGTCGAGAGGGAGGCGGTGCCAGAACCGTAGTCCTGCGTTGCGTTGGCCAGTTCCGCCAGGAGGGTGTTATCGATGTCACGGTTGATAACCGCGATCGAAGCATCCCGCATGATGCGAATCTGGTCGCCCTGCGAGGCGAACACGTTGAACCCGGTCAGTTCATACGGCGCATGCTTTTCAACAAGCGTCGCAGTGTACTGGTTGTTGGTCGGGTTGCCATACGGGATCTGACCGTTGGTGCCGCGAGTTACGGCGGTATCCGAACCGGAACCGGAGACGAGGAAGGTCGCCTGGTTGCCGTTAAGGACGGTTTCCTTCGTGGTGGTCAGCTTAAGCAGGCTCTGACGCTGCTCAAACGCCGGCACGAAGTCTTTCTTGTACTGAATTACAGCAGCTTCGATAGCCATTGTCATTCCTTTCAAAGACTTGTTTCGGGAGGGTTTGGGCTGCTCGCCGTGCAGGGTAGCCGAGGGCGTTAGCGGGGCTGCTTTCGCAGGGTGGCCGCTTTGCTGGTCGGGGCTTCACGCTATGCAGTGAGGTATTGTGGTGATCGCTCTACCGGGGCCTTACGGGGTGGCCGGCGATACGATCAGATGCTTATCGCTTCGATCTCGACATTTCCTTTTCGATGATCGTGCGATATTCCTTGTCGAGGCCTTCTGCCTCGTATCGATCGAAGTCCGTGTCCCGGATCTTCTCGATTTCTTCCTTGCGGGCCGTGAACCGGCGTTCGGCATCACCTGTGGCAAACGATACGTCACCGAAGGACTGCCGGCCATTGTCTGCGGCCCACATCATAAAAGCAGGGTTGTCGCCAAGGCGGCGTCCGTCTGGCGTGCGAAGGTCTGCCCATGTCTCGCCGAGCGGCGTAGAGGCCAGCCAGCGCGCACCAAGCGTGGTGTTTGCCTTGTATTCGGCGTGGCTCCATTCCTTGCGCAGCGCGTCTTCTGCTGCGTCTCTGGCTTCCTTGTCGTTCTTCGCCTGCTGTTCCTGTAGCCCGCCGATGATCTTGCCGTACCACTCGATGCCCTTAGCTGCCATTTCCTGCGGCATGCCGGCAGCGTGAGCGTCTTCGAACCATGCGGCTACCAGCGGCTTATCCGCATCGACAAGCACGTCCTTGACCGTGTCCGGGATCGTGTAGCCTGTCGGGTCCGGCGGGATACCGTTTTCCTTGCGCCACTCGGCCAGAGCCTTTTCATCCGTGCCATCGGGCTTTGCAGCCTTGAGTTTGCCCGACCGGATCAGGTCTTCGCGTTCCTTCCAGCCCTTGGCGAACGTGGTCGGGGAGGAATAGCGCTTGAGCACCTTAAGCATGGCGTCGTCGCCATTCGCCAGTTTCTCGCGCCAGTCTTCCGGCCATTCCGGCTTTACTTCATCGGCGGCTTTGTCTCCGCCTTCATCGACCGCAGTATCTACCGCAGCCGCATTGTCTTCCACCTTTTCGCCGCCGCCTTGATCAGCGCCAGCCACGGCATCCGCCGCCTGTGTATCCGCCTCATTCGTGACGGCATCGATCTTTTCCATTGCCTCGGTCATTCACTTGCCTCTTGCCTCTTGCCTCGTCGTTTAGTCACGCGCTCTTGGCTTGCGGCCTGGAGCGTTTCATCGCGGAGCATCTTGACGACTTGCGAGCCCGCAAAGCGCCGTCCTTCCGCGAATGCTGTTGCGTGTGCGTCACCCGGGCGATAGCTCATATCGTAAAGCCGCGCGGCGTGGTTGATGATCCAATCGAGCGCTGCTTTCTGCTGGCCTTCGCTGGCCACACCAGCCGCAAGCGCGCGCATGGCGATGACGGTATTCTTGTCGTACCAAGCCGGGCTGTGAGCGTCACTCATGCAAGGCCCGCCTGCTGCATCTTCAACGTCGCGTCAGCAACATCACCGGCAACGCCTGCGCCGCCCTGCAAGGCCGCTGCGACCTGCTGGAGCTGTGCAGCCTGCCCTTCGGCTTCCTGTTCTGCCTTGACCTGTTCCTCATCGACAAACCAGTCTGCCGGCGCGCCAGTGCCACGGATGGCGTCGTCGGTAGCCTTCGGCAGGTCGTACCGCGTCGTGATCGTCTGATCGATCTGCGAGACGGCTGCGATGATCTGCATGGTTTCCTGAAACGCCGCGACCTTCTGGCGACCTTCTGCGGTGGACAGCGGGCTTTCGAACGAGAAGGTGATTTCCTCGCCGCCGAGAACTTCCGGCATATCCTTGAACGAAAGCATCTGCGCACTCATTGCCATCTGGAATGTCACGTCCAGAACAGGCAAATGCACTTCGGTTTCGTAGGGGCCAAAGAACGGCAGCACGGCGCGGCGGTATTCAGCCAAGCGCGCTTCCGTCTCGAATGCCGTCATCGACCGCGTGTCGGGCAGATTGATCTTGTTGAGCAGGAACGATTCCGCAATCAACATGCGAACGTCCTGCTTCATCTCCATCCCGATCGGCATGTTCGCGCCGGTCTGGATAGTCTGGAATACGTCCTGCAAACGCTCGTCGTTCTCAAGGTCAACGAAGGTCAAGCCGCCGGCATAGGCATTCAAGCCTTCGCGGAAGATATCGCCCTTGCCGACCATCGGAGGATCAAGCGCCTTTTCGCCCGTCTCCAGAATGATCATGGCGAGCTTCTGGAGCATGCGCGCGTCAGGCAGGCAATTGATCGTGGCCGGCGAGAACCCGTATTGGAACGGAGAGACCTTGCGCCAGCGCGACACGATGTAGTTCATGACAGGAAGACCGCCCTCCTGCAAAATCACCTCGTTTTCGCTATCGACGTACATCGAGAGGAACGGAAAGTTCT